TACGCAGTGGTTGCCGCCGTAAAAGACGCACTGTTGTCGTACAGGGCCAGCTTGAACGTGTTACCGGTGCTGGTGGTGAAGTTGTGTACCGCCTGCATCAGCTCCACTTTGAAGCTGGTGCACATAAAGTTGCCTGAGAATGCCATTTTAATCTCCTAGTAAATGAACCAAGTTGGGGTGGCCTGCTTGGGTAAGCTTGGCCGCAATTGTTGCTCTGTCCTGTTCAATTGCCTCTTTCAAGTAAAACGCCACCACTTGTTTGACGTTTTCCTTAAATGCCCTGGCCTGCGCCTGCACTGCAGGATGCGACTGATCGCCAATGTAGATGATCTTGTCAGCAGCACGAATGGCCAACTCTTCGGCTGTCCAGCCGCGTGCCTGCGTTGTTTCGACAAAGACGCTTCCCATAGAAGCTTGAACAAGGGGTGTAATCATGGTCCAGGTGACTCCGACTTAAGTGGAATACGAAGCATACCATCTCGGTATTCATCACGACGGCGACGACCCTGCTGCTCAGCGCCCAAGCCTTGTATGGCCTCTTTGTAGGCTGCACGGAAGTACTGCATCATCTCCGCAGGTCCTTTGGTGTAACTGTAAGCTTGGATCAAGCATGCGTACAACAGCGCCTCAGGCGCATTGGTGCTGACCCAAGTCGTTGAATTGGCAGACGACAGCTGCGCCGGGCGGTAGATGTAGCCTAGCTCCACGCTGTAGGCTTGGTTTGGCGTGGGCGCAATGTAAAAGGTGTTCTGGTCCCACACTGAATAGTACTTGGGCGTGCCCTGCGTAGTGCCGTTTGCCCAGTATTCCTTCATGAAGGACGTGTCTCGAAAGTCCAAGAAAATCTGATCTCCGCTGGTTGGCGTCAAAATCATGTAACGATGCGTGAGCAGGTCAGAAGGGGCGCTTAGAAACCTGTTGCCCTGGGTCATGTTGCCTGTTACCTCAAGCTTAAACACGTCCAAGTCAATCTCGCGAAGAATCTGGTTCTCCGCCAGGGTGATAAAGGTATCGATCACCGACGCAGTAAAGACGTTACTCCCTACCTCGGTGTAGTTGCGTATGTTGGTGACAAGTTCGTCGTAGGTCATGAAATACTCACAGTCACTTTGCCGACAACGCCTTGCGCGATGAGCGCTTGGTCCTGCACATACGGCTGCATGTTAGTGCCACCTTGCACGCTGCCGTAGCTTTGAAAGGCTGTAAAGCCTGGGGCGCCAACAAAGACGGATACAGGCTCAATGCGATCGGGGCGCGGATCGCGCAGCGCGATGGCATCGCCTTTGTAGCGCAAGGGCTCGAGCTGCGGCTCTTTCGGCTCGTAGTCGTCCGGGCACACCATAAAGCCCCGCCAATTCTTGCGCAGGGTGTTGTACCGATACCGCTGGCCACAGTAATCGCACAGCCCATAAGAGTGCAGGCCTGATGCAAAAGCCATATCACACCCCCAGGTCCGGTACGAACTGCACGCTTGCAGTGTCGCGATCCTCCAAGGCGGCGCGCTGGAAGTCCTCCTCGTATATCGCTTTGAGCGCCGCAGCGCGATCAGCCGCAAACTTGAGGGAAAGATAGTACGCCAAACCGGACGCCAAACAGGGCAAGAAGCGGAAATTCACGTCCGCCGTGTTGACATAGCTTCCTGCGTCTTGAATACGGCGAATGCGGTAATACACAAACGTGTATCCGGCGGACGGCGCAGGGTAAAAGTACACCTTGGGTATGGTAGTGCGTTCAACATAAAACTGTGCGGGGCGGGCCTGCGTCGTCTTATTGGGCACGTTAAGCCAGTCCTCACGACTGATGCGCTCAATGTACACATCCGTGTTGATGCCTTGGTTGTTTTGGCGAATGACCGCCTCAAGCACGTTGACAACCGACTCGTCCAAAGAAATCTCGTTGACGCCAGCGGTCAACGGAAAAGTGGCTTGCTCAATTGTCCACAGGTTCAGCCCGCGATTGGCCCAGTCAAGGAATAGCAAGTTGAGCGATCGGCGGGCCGAGGTGAGTTGAAACCCACTGGTCGGCCGCATGCCGCAGCGCTCAAATGCCTCCTCAACCAAGTCGTCAATCGACAGGTTGAATGTGGTGGTGCCGGATGTGGCCATTTAGCAGGCTGCTCCGCCTTTTTTGTAGCCCTTGGCCATCATGCCGCCGTTCATTTTGCCAACGGGCTTGCCCATGGCCATGCGCTTGTGCTCATTGATGCCGCCTTTGTTGGCCATGCCGCCCTTTTTCATCATAGGGATGCCAGTGCTCTGGCTTGTGTCGGACATCACCTTGTTTTTGGGGCCGCTTTCAACAGCACCACCGCCACGAGTGGCGCAACCCATTCCACGTCCAGCCATATCAAGCTCCTTTTTTCATTGCACGGCCCTTAACGTCGGCCGTTTTACGTTTGACAGCGCGACCCATCTTGTCGCCCATGTCAGAATCCTTCATCATCTTGCCGTCAGGCATCTTGTGCATGCCTGCCATGCCGCCTTTTTTCATCTTGCCAACGCCATCGGCCGCAAAAGCAGGCACTGATTTGCCGCCTTTTTTGACCATTTTCATAGGTGCTTTCATATCGTCCGTCCTTTTTGCATGTCATCGAGTTTTTGCTCGATCCGGTTAAATCGTTGATCCATGTGGACAACAAGCTTTTCAACCCGATCGTCCACTTCTCTGCGCGTGATGTGGTCCCTGGCGACCTCTTCGCGTGTCCGGTTTAGCAAAATGCTAATCCGTCCAAGCTCATCAAACTTGCTTTTAAGCAAGAATCCCATGAGGCTCACAACAGCTGTCAGAACAATGTTCCATACCATCATCTCCATGTCAACACTTCCATCGCGCCAGGGACGCGGCTTTACGAGTGGGCTTGCCCTTCTCGTCTTTCATCGGTCCCGGCATGCCGCTCATGCGCGCGCAGAACGAGTCCTTGCGCTTACCGCCTTTGGGCTGGGGGGCTTTTAAGTTGCTCCCTGTTGCTGCGTTGTATTTAGCACGGCCTTTGGCAGTCAAGCCCGCCCCCTTGGAGGCGGGCAACTTTTCGCCGCGACCAACCGAAAGGGATGGGGTCTTCTTAGCCATAGTAAATGTTCACTGCGGATATGTAGATCATGTAAGCATAGATGCCGTTGACCGCTAAAACACCTTGATCAGGAACGTCAGGGGCATTGTTGAAAATGTCCGTGGCAGATACTTCATAGGTCAACAACCAACGGTTGTTTCCGCTGACATAGGCAGCTGCTGGGGTGCCAGTGACGGTCCCTGAGTTGATGTCCGTCAGCGAAAAAGAGTTAGCGTCTATCCTGGTGATAGCATAGTTGCCGTCTGTTGCAGATGCGCCTGAATTTCCCGAAAAGTGAATTCCTACAACGTCACCAGTCGCCAAGCCATGGGCTGTTTTACTGACTGTTACGGTGTTTCCACTGCGGCCATACGTCACGCCTGCGGTCACAGGGGCAGATGTCGTATCAAACAGCGACAGCTCACCTGCGTAGGCAGTGCCCACGAAGGAGAGGCCCCTGATACGGTTGCGGCCCATTACCAGAAAACCACTGGCGTTTATATGCGCTTGTTTTACATTGGTCGCCATAGCAGGCTCCTAGTTAAGCGGTACGTGTGAAAACGTATGCTGTGGCACTAGAGAACATGATGGTGAAACGAGCCAAACCTGTCACACCCGAAGCAACGGTCAGGTCGCCAAAGCTGGCAGCTGTGTCAGCGGCAGCGGAAGACAAGATACCGTTGACTGCCACAGCGATGGTCACGGTGTTTGCACCGCCAGTGTTGTCGATGTACAGGTCAAAAATCGTGCCTTTAACCGCTCCGAGTGCTGCTCCAAGCAAGGTGCCAGTTGGCAACGTAATGGCGGTTGCAGCAGCAGATGTGGAAGTGATGTAGCCCGTAGCAACTTCAGCCGCAGTGGCTGTTGCAGTGGCGTTGATTGCGGAGGTCGTAGCGTGCGTGATGCGGCCAGACCCTGCAGTGTTGCCCGTTATGTTGCCCGTTACGTTGCCCGTTACGTTGCCCGTTACGTTGCCCGTTACGTTGCCAATAAAACCATTGGTGGACGTAACTGGGCCGGAGAAGGTGGTTGATGCCATGATTTTTCCTTACATACAAGTTAAGTGCATCAGTCTGTATGTCGTCAGCCGGGACTGTCTAATGCACCGGAAAGCCCGGAATGATCCCAATATAACCTATTTTTAAAAAAAGAAAAAGGGGCCAAAGCCCCTTTTTCCCGGCCGGGAACCCCCAACCCTTTTCGCTTAGGCTGCGCCTGGCGAACCGAACATGCCGCGTGGGTCGCTGAAGCCGAAGCTGTAGCGTTCACGAGCCTTGTAGCGGACGTTGCCGGTGTCAAAGTCGCCTTCAAAACCAGTCTTCATGGACACGCGCTCGAACATTTTCATGCCGTTAGGTGCGTCAGTCTTGAGGAAAAACGCATCTGGATCGGTCAGGAAGTTGTTGACCACGTAGCCCTGAGGCACCATGCCCATGTTTTTGATGGCGTTGACATCGTTGTCAGCAGTACCGACGCGCAGCGTGGACTTCATGATACGGTCAGCAGTGAACATCAGTTCCTTGGGGATGATCAACTTCAGGCCTTGCACGGCGATCTTCAGGCCGCGTTCATCGGTGAACGCTGCGATGTCAATCAGAGACTGTTCCAAAGATGTCTCGGACAAGTCTGCAGGCGTAGCCAAAGTGTTTGACAGGTTAGGACCTGACAGGGTGGGGTGGTTGGTTGCGCACAGAACAACACCGTCGCCACCAATGGAGGTGGTGAAAGCGCCGTTCAGTACAGCCGCAGCCTTGATCTGCTTGGTCTGAGCCATCGAACGGGCCAAAGCCTTGGTGTAGCGGGCCGACAGACGGTCGTAGAGGTTGTCCTCAACGGCTTCTTCTGTCAACGAGAACGCCAAAGCAATGGTCTCGTGGGTGTAGCGAGCAGTGTAGACCTCTTGCGCTTGGTCGTATGAAACGCCAGCGCCTTCAGTCTTCACAGGAGCTTCGCCAAAGCCCGATTCCATCACCTCTTCTTCAAACGCGCGATCCGAAGATTCGACGGAGTAGATTTGAGTGTGTTGGTTTTCGTAGTTTTTATACTCAAGGCCAAACAGCGCGTTGAGACCGGGCTCAAGCTCGCTTACCAGTTGTGCACGTGAAATTGCCATGATTTATCTCCTTTATTGACCAGCAACACCGGCACTACCGTACACGTGTTCGTTGATCTTAACTACCACCACGGCGAAAGAGCCGTACTCGTTACTTGGGATGTTGTACAAGCCTACGGTCTTTAGGTTCAAAGCAGCTGTAGTAGCAAGCGAAGAAGAATTTAGTTCCATGGTGGACACACCTGTGGTGGTGCTCCCGCCTGTACCAATCACGTCCGCATTCTTGCCCACATCCGCAGCCACAAAACCTGCGTCACACTGAATCAAGAACAACTGACTTGGATCGTCAATCACATCGGCAGTAATCTTGCCAGAAGTGATGTTGACAGAACCTGGGTAGTAGTTCTTCCATGTTGGTTTGCCTGTAGTGGGATCAATGTAGTTGCAACCGTTAAACACGCCCACCGCAGCGGTGTGTGTAGCAGGAAGAAACCGGGTAATAAATCCCGCCGAAAGGGCAACCAAGTCGCCTTGAAAAATTGTTCCAGCCTGGTTATCAGCAATCTCATAGCCGTACTGTTTCTGTGCACCAGTGGCAGAAAGATTGCCAATAGGACGCAAGCCAAAAGCTTTGTCGGTATTAGCCATTTGTCATTCCTTTAAAAAAGATGGATTTGTCAGCCCTTATTAGGGCCGCCAAAGGATACGCGAGACTGTCGGGTAGGACGCTGAATGATCATGCTGTTGTGTGCATTGGCTTTCATCAGCTCATTATCGGCAGCTTGCAATTGGTCGTTCGCTCGACTACGGTAATACGCATTGCGCTCTTCAACTGTTTCCACAGGGATGCGAGCAAGAAGTAAACCTCCCACGCTGATCACGCCAGCATGTCGGCCGTCTTCCACTGTTGGGACGTGATAGTCGGGGTACTCGTCCCCACGAACCAACTCATACCCCTCGCGGAGCTTTCCAGAGATGTTCGTG